ATGACGGAGGGGGTGCGATTTTTGCCACCCCCCCCCCTATACCATCTGATACCTAGACAGCCACCGCATCTCGCGTAACTTTTTTGTAAATATTTCGGAAATCGTATTTTACAATCTCGTCAATTGCTCGTTCAACTTCCAAGTCATTCTCTTCATCAGAGAGTTGGTCCGATGTTCTGGCAATTCTACCAAGATACGAACATGAATGATAACCTTTTTCCTCATCAAACAGTAACCATGAAGTGAACTGTTCAAATGGATCAAAAGGATTGTCAATGGTTGTAAGCATACACTTCTTCGCCATTTACTTTGTTCACTCCTTTCCATTCAGGTACTTCGACACAGTAGAACTGGAAACGCCCAAAGCTGCTGCTATCTCAGCAGTGCTATAGCCAGAAGCATTCAGCGCCGCAATACGATTTACTTTGGCAGAGCTAAGGGTTGTTGTTGCACGAGGGGTAGCTCTCTGTCTGACTGTATCAATGTTTGTATTGTTGAGGATCTGGGTAAGCTTGTTCTCGCTGATAGCGCCGGCTTGAATCGCTTCCCACTCACGATCTGTAATCTCGACAGGGGTTCTCTTGGCACCAACAGCAGTACGGGCCGCAGTAAGGGCCTGTTGATTAGCCTTCTTGATTTCCGCCTTTGTCATATCGGGGTTGTCTTTCTTCTTAGCGGCCACAATAGAGTTTGCCATGGTCTGTGCTTGACGCTCGCGAGGGGCGTTCTTTAAAGCCACATTAAGTTTACCCATAAGAGAATCAACCTCTGTCTGGTAAGTCTGTTTTGCTGATGCAGAATAGGCTATCTTTCCGCTATTAACCATCTCCCTACGGGCCTGATTAGCCAGGGACTTCATAGTATTTGCATAGTCCGCATACGCCTCTTCCTGTGGTGTCCCAGAAGAGAGAGTGCGAGCGTCTCTGGTTTCTGCCATCTTGGCACTCTTTTGAGTCCGCACCTGGGTCTTTCCGTTCTTATCTATGTACTCCTCCCTGACGCTCTTCCAGCTTTGTTCTCCGGTTTCCTTGTCAATGATCGGGCTTCCTTTTCTTTTCAACACAGAAGTCTCAGACTTGGCACGAGAAATCAGCGTAGAAGCTCCGCCATAACCATCATCGTCATCGTGAGCCTGGTACTTCTTCTTCAAAGCCGTAATACCATTGTCCTGCTCACTCTTCTTGTAGTCTAGCTTATGCTTCTCCGCATCGATGACGACCATACTGTGACGTACAGCTCTCGCAAGCTCATCTTGAGTAGCACCTTTCAAAGTCATGTCGGTAATTAGATTTGAAATCTTACCCATTTCTGTCTGGGTGTTTTTCATAATCTTAATCTTCTGACCGCTGCTGTTACAATAATCGTCACCTTTTTTAACGGTCCCATAAGACATCTTAGGATCGAATCCTTCCAACCCCTTTAATTGTGGAGTGGAAGTGATCTTCACCCTACTATTAGAAGAATTACAAGGAATCACCATGACAGTATCGCCATCGAAGTCAGCTCCGGAAAGACGGTCAGCAACCTTTTTGTTAATGCCAATAGCGTCTGCTGGTGTATTCCCAAGAACTCTTCTTCCTTCTGGCTGCTTATTATTAACAGTTAAGATTGGAATCTCAAAAGTTCCACCATGTGGATACCGCACAAGAGCTACTGTTTCTCCATTCTTGTAGTTCGGAGCATAGACCTCATTGTCTTTGATAGATGTCAATGGAAGAATAACTTGATACTTCTGTCTGGGAAGAGCGGCTGCCTGTAAATGAACAGCGGCTGCATCGCAGTCATCAGCAAAAGATTTCAAAAGAACCTTTTTCACTGTTGGATTCGTAAGAGAACAAATCTCATCAAATTCAGACTGCTTGTCTGCGGCCGCTAAATTCAACTGCTTCTTTATCAAAGTTCTACTCTGTTTCGACAGAAACTGAGATGGAAGCTTGTCTGCCCATTCGCCCCAATCCCCTTCTTCTGCTCGCTTGTTGATAAGGGAAAGCTGTTTCTTCCCATTTTTATCATAGTAGTAACTCTGACCTCCTCTTTCAGTAGTGGGGTTATCCGGGTCATTAACTCCCTCTTTAATTAAAGAACCGAACGGGTTATCCGGGTCATCTTTGATTGGTTTCAGAACATCCATTTTAGGTGTCCCTTTTTTCTTATTGGTGTTGAACATAACATCCACACCATCAGGAAGGTCATCTGAATAAACCGCCATCCCTTTGATGTAGTGTGTCTTGTCGACTAAGATGCGAACCTGAGCATAATGGGATTCTCCAAGAGACAGGTCATCAACACCTCTTCGAATTTCCACAACACCATCCTTCAATTCGCCGCCATCTTCCGAATACCGAATCTGCAACCGCTTTGAGTCCATGCTTTTGGGATAAGCAAATTTGGGATCAAAAGATTCCCCATCATCATGAGAGACATAATCTTTCAGAGAATTAATATTCTCAAAATCGTAAATCTCTTTATGCTCTGTTCCAGGAGGACAAATCACACGAAGCGTTGTTTTCTTCCCAGGATTTGTTACCTGATCCACTCGTCCGCCGTAAACAGGATAACCCTCCATCTCCAGCATATAGAGTGCTTCATTCAGTTTCTCCTTGGAAATTCCAAGTTCACGTTCCACACCGACACCAACATCAATCATGCCTTTTTCGTCAATTTGCTTTTTGATAATTTCAGCAGTTGTCTTAGCTTGGTTCATACGAACCTCAGAATTTTCATTCAAAAGCGAACGAACAGAAGAGTCGTTTGCGAAGCCCATTTCTTTCGCAATTTCATTTAAGCTCAAACCATCTTCTCGAAGAGATTTTGCTCTCGCCACATCCAACGCACGACGTTCATCTTTTGCTAACGATTTCTGCGTACGGTATTGAGTGGTGGTTAAACCCATGGCTTTTGCAATTTCGGTATCACTCATACCCAGACTTTTCAGTTCATCCACTCGACTCAGAAAATCTCCACTATGCTGATACGGATTATCACCAGATCCCCACGGATAACGACCGGAACGGCGGGGCATTCCATAATGCATCAAAATTTCTTCTGCAATCGGATTCATAAATTAGCCCTCCTGTTCTTTGATTTTGTTGATTACTTTGTCGAATGTGATGATCTTGTCCATGATGGGAACAATGGTCTCGGCTGTTGGATTTTCATAAAGAATCTGGTTGTTCTGATAAATCCGAAGCTCCATCTCGATGTCTGCCGGCTTAATTTTGTACTCCAAACAAAAAAGAGCAGCATATATTTCAAGCTGCTCCATGTGTGCCGGAATGACGCCAGTTTTTAAATCATGAATGCGAAGCATCCGATTTCGAAACGTAATCGCATCTGTTGTTCCAAAACAATTTTCCGAATAGAAAAGAGGTTGTTCGGGAACCATCTTGAAGCCAATGGCATCATTTACATACATATTCAATGTTTTCTGAGACTTTGGAAGTTTCTGCCCAAGTGAGATACACTTTGCAGCAAAATCGTGAAGTTCTGTTCCCTTTTGAGTTGCCAGAAATTTTGAATACGATTCTGCAACTTTGGATTCATCATAGTTGATCCAATGGTATTTACTTGCGCCAAGAAAGGCGTGTTGCCCTTCAAGAGCAGAATGCTTGTTGAAGATCATGTAACACTTCCTCCTTATTTTCAGGACAAATAAATCTTGAGAATGACATCTCATTCATTCGTCCAACATAATATTCTTGGTTAGGTTGTTTCTTGGCGCGAACGCTTTTCTTACATTCTAAAGTGGCCCACTTATCGTTATAAAGAATCAACAAATCAGGAATTCCCTGAATGTGACTGGAATCCAGTTTTGTCACGATACAGCCTTTAAACATTTTTTTCAGTTCTTGAATTAGCTTGTTCTGAAATTCGCTTTCCAACATAAGCGAGCCTCCTTTCTTCAAAATAAAAGAGAGAATGGCTGTTTTAACCTTCTCTCTTCATAACAGTCTATGTTTTTTTCGCGCGCAAAAAAAAGAACCGAATGAAAGCATAAAAATAGCCCATACCTAATTCGATAGGTACAGGCTAAATAATTTCTTTATTTTTATCGGGCTTCGACTTTCACAGGATTTAGAAAGAATACACCTTCATTCTCGCTAAAGGATTTGATTTCAGCAATCACATGTACATTCGATCCAATGCTTATATAATCAGGAAGATACAAATCTTCGATTCCCATTCCATAAGTATTCACATCTTCGAATTTAAAAATAGGCCCGGTATTTGCAGTGTTCTCATCTACATAATCTCCAGCGGACAACAACAAATCATATCTTGTATTTTTATCCTCATGATTGGTTAGATAGGTAATACATGCGTCAAACTCGATAATTTGATTTTTGTATTTTTCAGCAAACTCCAAATAAATTAAATCAATTTCGTTCTTTACGGTTAAAATTTCTGCTAAATCCTTATTATTCTCTGGTGTTAAATTTTCTTCCGGTGCTTCATTACCCGATTCTGTACTTTCCAAAGACTCATTCTCAATTTCTGAGAATTCTTCGTTGCCTTCCGCATCAGAAGTTTTATTTTCTACAGACAACTCCTCATCATTCGGAAATGTGTGATATGAAACTACTATTTCAGTGTCTGGCAAATATCTCGAATCCGTGCTGAATACTGTATCGCCATCAACCGAAACTTCGTCCACTTCCCCTTCGTCTTTTAACCATCCCGTTACTAAATCACCAAGGGGTTCTTTCCGTACATTTGTAAAACCGGCTTCCTCTAATTGTGAGACTATCTCTTGGTAATTGGAACCATCATAATCATTTGCTCCGAACGGCATATGAATTTTACCATCGTCCTCGCTGCTGCATCCCACTAATAAAGCTGTCAAAACTACCACAATCGCCAGAAACTTACGTTTCATCTTTTTTCTCCTCCACTCAGTTTTTAGGGCAATAAAAAAGGTGCGGCCCCAACAAGAGACGCACCTAAAAAAGTGTTCTCCCATTGTTGCCACACAATCTCGTTCCGTTTAAGGTATGAGTAAAGAGAGAATACACCTTTTACCAAAGTGAATTCCCTTAAACGGATTCGATATTAGATTGTGTGGCTCTTACAGTATATCACAAGTTTTTCCAGAAGAAAAGAAATTTTTCATTAACTCTTGACTTTTTCTTCAAACCGTGATATAAGCTTGTTTTCTAAGGTCATCATAAATCATCTTCATTCCATCCTCAAAGTACACTACTATACTCATATACCCGAACGGACGAAAATATACGGATAACCGCGACAACCTTGGATAGATTGACTTAAAATTTTCATACAAGCTCTCCCAACTAATCTTGCTCATGATTTCCTCCATTTTTTGCTCGTGGCCAAAAACCCACTTTTTTTGCGCTATTACTATATACTTTTAAACTTTCTATCATAATAGTTTAAGAAAAAAAGTGGGAAAGTGGGCTTTGAGCCCGCAAACCCGCATAAATACAGGGTTTTTGCTGACCAAATCGGGGTTTTAAAAGTGGGCAGAAAGTGGGCAAATGGCCACGAATTTGACCAAAATCGTCCGAATCCTTCTCCAAAACTCCCAGCATTTTTTAAAAAGCCCGCATAAAAGTGACCAAAGCCCATTTTTCAAAACCCAAAAGTGGGCGTGATTTTCACCCACTTTCAAGCTTTGCACGGACGATTTTCAATAGTTCCTTCTCTGGTAAGGTAAGTGTTTCCGGGCAATCGGTCGGTAAGAATACTGCTTAACGAAAGATTCCCTCCGAGTTCTCCGCAAAGACATTCCATATCGAGCCGGAGAGCTGAGACTCTTTTTCTTCTCTTTCTCAGGTGACGAAACTCCAAACGCCTTGTTCAGAACGTCCGCCATCTCTTTTATCGTTGTTATGAATTTTTCCCAAGCTTCTACAAGAGTATCAGTCGCTTTCTGTAAATCAGTCATATCCATAAGCTACCTCCAAATCCGTCCGGTTCGTTTGTCTTTGATTACAATCCGTTCCTCGATGTGAAAGTCAGATAGCTCACAAAGAGTAAAAATAGTATCCAGTAACTTATGGAACCGTTCTTCTTCCTGTTCAATGTTTCTCAGTGCTTCGTAGGCAGTCGGATCGGAATACCCTTCTGCATTTTTACGATAATCATTTTTAATGCTCATCTCGTCCTCCCCACCGGAATGAATCATCCATATAGGTTGCGGAAGAACGAACCGCCTTTAACACAATCAGTCCGATCAGACTCACGAGTCCAACAATACATGCAATAACTCCCATTACACATTTCATGTTGCTTCACCCCCCGCTTTCAACTAATTTCACACCGCCATATTCCCACAAATCCTCTTTCAGTTTTTCCATATCCAACTCACCATTTTGCCAGCGTTCGTAGTATTCCAGAACTCGTTCAGTGAACTTCGGAATTCTCTTCGCATAAGATTTCGTCCAGTAATGGTCCATCAATACTTCCAATGGCAGAGTTAGAAGCAGAACCATAGCAGTATTTACCGCGTCATCGGTAGCCTCCTGCTTTACTCTGGTAAGTTCGTCTCCGATTTTTTCCCGAACCATGACATCAAGTTGTGCCTTTGTGAGATTGTATGTAGCGGTTTTCTCTTTCTGTTCTAACTTTTGAGTACGCCTTCTCTCGGCTCGTCCCATCGTCTTTCTCTCCTTCATAAATCCAATTCTCTTTCGAAAAGAATAAGCATCCACCCATAATCAGGGTAAATAAAAAGAACGTTGCGTCCCATTCAATCGGGACTGACAACGCTCCTAGAAGAATAAACAGAACGGCATAGATTTTATTTTTTACTAACTTACGACTCCACATTTTTTCTTGCATCCTCCTTCTCTTTTTCGATTTTAATAATACCAGCCTCAACATCGTCCATTTTAGTCATAACTCCATTCTCTCTGAATTTAGAATAAGCTCTGGCGGTCGCACAATGTTCGATGCATTTACAAATTCTACCAATCAGAGCATATACATAAAGATATACAATGCTAAATAAAATTAGATATTGAATAAATGTCATTATTACGCTCTCCTTTTAATTTTTTTAGTTCGTAGCAACTCAGTTCAAATTGAGGCTTCACACCACTTCGATGTGCGATTGTACTAAATTGAATATCTTCTCCATATTTTGCTCTCAACCTCAAAACATCCGGATGGTCAGGTTTCCAAGTTGCTAATAGTTCTTCCAAGGTGTTGTAAAATATAGACTCATAATATTGAATCATGTTTTATCTCCATCGCTCTACCAATGATAATTTCTGAATACGGGAGGGTTTCAATCCAATTACAGAACTCACGCCACTCGTCCAGCTCATGATTTCTTAGCATGGGATAAACACCGGTTAGTGTTTCATAATTCGTCATCACAGTACGTTTCTGATTATGATAGGACGCGGGAAGGAGCTGAATCATCTGCCACCAATATTTCTTGTCTTTGGTTATTAAAAACATCTCTCGTGCCGAATTTAATGAATCGATGATGACGTCCAAATTACAAAACCAGCAGTTGTCACCTTCATCGACCAGATGCTCACATGAGAAATCGTCCAATGTAAACGCCTTCGCAGCCAGTTCAGACATCGCAGAGCGAGTATCAACAGCTATACCAACCTCGTAGGTATAAAAATCTTTCCACCAATACAGCGGAGCCGTGATGTCCAGATTCACCGTAATCATTCGCCGATACCTCGTATCCGCAAGTCGCATCATCAAATCGTGATCTGCTTTACCGAGCTGCCAGGAATGATCGTATGTATGCTCGCAGGAATCATAATTGGCACAGTTCTCACATCCGATACCATCATCCCCACCTTTGCAGATTCCACTATCGGATTTCTCCCAACTGTTCATCGGGTTCCGTATCCCTCGAATAGCATGTTCCCAACCCATAACTTCAACGTTTTCAATTTTAATCATTGTCTTCTCCTTTCATGGGTTCCGGTGCGACTTTAATTTGATACTCCAGTTCTTGAGCCATTTCCTTTAAAAATCGAACCATAGTATCTTCAAACTGATCGGTTATAAAATGATGAAAATCATCTAATGTAACTTTACGAGCTAACCTATACCATTGATGGCAGTATCTTTTATCCATCTGAATAACGATAGAATTTGTTAAGACTTCATATCTCCAAAGAATTTCAAAATGGCGTTCTCCCAGTTCTTTTAATAAACGCTCAATCGTCTTTTCGTTCTCACAAGCAATCTCTACCTCTTTTTCAGCCCATGTCTGCATATTGGATTTTTCCCGGCAGGATGACAAGGGAATATTCCGGTCATCTATATACTCATTTGCAAAAATCTTTCTGGTATCAGAACCAAAGTTCTCGATGATTTCCGGAAGATTCTCATTGACCGCATCAAACACCAGATTTCTCTCCTTACACCACTCAACAGCTTTTTGGAGCATGTCTTCCACGCGGCAGGTCCAGAGAATTAACTTATCTCCATCCTTTTTCCGATTACGAAGATACTCTATCAGTTCTTCGTTTGGCTCTCCGATTTCTGGCCAGCTGTTTTCGCATAAAGTTCCATCGAAATCCACCGCAATAATTTTCACTGATTTAAGATTCATACGTTTTTTTTCTCCTTTCTTATAGCGGACTCATCCCTTATGCAACTACTATATCCGCCTTGTGGTCGCCCTCATTATTGCTCGACCCTCTCCCAAATTCTCCAATTACTCAAGCCATTTGTTGTCGATATAATAGAAACTGTAAACACAGACTCCAATTAAGACCATCCAAATAATCCAGAATATCCACATTGCAAAATCGGTTTCTAAGTATTCTATAGTTTCATCAATCTTCATATTTTCATAAAATGGTGAGTTATCGGCTATTGTTTTATCAGCCAGTTCTGTAAATATGGTTCCGGTAAAGTTTAAACCAACTCCATAATACTTATAACGAATGTGCCCGGATTCTTTAACAGTGTCTATATATTCCTTTCCCGGCAGGTCGATTTTACTAACTGAAAAAACGTGATTTAAAAATGATATTTCATCACATATCCGTTCCTCACTACCAGCATAATCCCATGTCCAATAGGTTTCCGTTGTATAGTAAGTATGGGTTTTTCCATTCATAGTTGTTGTATGTGCAACCTGGCGAGTATGCATTGTATATCGTTCTTTCACTTTTTCAATATAAATGTATTCTCCACCAATTTCAGGATATGTAACTGTATCGACTGCTTTCAAAACGCCATATACAAAAGCGTTCCCGGCATTCGTCCTCATCCCATACTCAAACAGTTCCTGCGATTCTATTTTTATTGCCTTGTTGTATTTTTCATTTTTATCCAATTGATAATCCGAAATTTTTCCAGCGTTAAGGACTCCAATCAGAAGCATAATAGCGACAATCGATACACTTACCAGTATTTCCCGTTTCGTAATCTCGAAATTTCCGAAGTCAAAACTTCTACGCTTGCGTCCTCTCATAGCTTTTACTCTCCAAACAGATTCTGCGGAGCATCGGCAGGAGCACTATAATCAAGATAGGTATATTTCCGAACCTCATATCCGAGAATATTGAGAAAAAATCTTGTCGGGAATTTGCGTATATATCGGTTGTATTCTTTTACCTGCTTATTGTAGTTACTCCGATATTCTGCAATTAAATTTTCTGTAATTGAAAGTTCATTCATTAACTCTTTATAATTTTCATTAGATTTTAATTCTGGATACGCTTCTGACACCGCCGTGATAGCTGTAGTAACGTTTTCGATATCACCGGTAGATCCTCTATTTTCAACAATCGCCGTCAATGTTTCCGCTTCATGCTTATCGTACTGCTTAACACAATTAGCAAGGTTGTAAACCAAATCTACACGTCGTTTTTCCTGAACTTTAATGTCAGAATCAGCAGTATTAACTTGCTCTTCCAAGGTAAATGCTCTGTTCTGGGAACTCTGTATACAAAACACACCTAACAAAATAATAGTAATAATACCAACTGCTACAATTAAAGCTACTTTCCAGTTGTTTTTAATTGTTTTCATGATTTTTTCTCCTTTTTACTCTTCTGAATTTATCCACGCTCTTTATCGTTCCTGTATTCTTGTTGATAATGCGGTAATAGAATTCCGTCTCCTCAACCAACATCCAATCTTTACAGTTTAAATAATGAGCAGATAAGCATTCTTTTTGCTCTCTGGTTAATTTTTTCGGCTGCTTCATGTGGTTTTCTCCTTGCTAAAACTGGTTTTCTTTGATTTGGGGAATACCAGCTTTTGATAAATTTCTTTGGCCTCTTCTCCCTGATAGGCGTTGATGATTTCGACTTTGCCTTTCTCCTGCTTTCCAACAATCAGAACACCAACATCTTTTCCATGAGAAAAATCCCAACTCACGATAACACTATCTGTTGATTTCATTCGCCATCACCTCCCCAAGTTTATTTTTGATGCGTCCTAAGATATCCTCCACCAATTTTCTCGTATTCGGATGCAGTTTTATATAGTTTTTGTGTTCTTCATACCAGGAGAAAACTTCCAGCAAGTTTCCTTTAAACCAACTAAAGGACCACCAATCGCAAATCATCTCCAGAATATAACAGTAAGGCATCTCTAAAATGATTTCGCCTTCTTCCGGATCATCGTTAATCAGTACCCAATACTGCCAATGATGAGGGTTGCGATGAATGTGTAATAACCAAGCTTTTCTAAAATCCTCAACTACTGAATAAGAGCGATTTCCTCCATAAAAGTAAATATCATAGGGGCCGTATTCATCAGCCTCCGTTTTGGATTGGTCATGTGCAAATACGATATTATGCTCCGCGCCGCTGGCTTCCGTGATCTTAGGGAGATTTTTCTGCAACCAGCGAAATCCTGCTTCAACGTTAGATTTATGCTGCGCCAAATATCGATCGTATTGGTAACTCATTTTTTCTTTTCCTCCCACTTCATAGGTTTCTGGGAATTGAGATTGTATCCATAATCCAGACACTCATTACATGGGTCGAATTTTTCTCCCAATTCCTTGTGTTTACAGGTTTTACAATACTTTTTAAAATCCACTTCCAAATACTCTTCGTTCATGGTTGATCTCCTTTCACCACTTCACAAACCTCGATTCATTAAAATCTCTCTTATCTTTCAGTGCCTTACTAATTGCCAAATCAATCCCACTACGAGATTTCAAGTGATAGTAATACAAATCTTTGAATGGCGTATTCAACCTGTCTATTCGCCCCGCAGATTGCTGCATGATTTTGTAAGAATAGTTCTGTGAGTAGAATATAATGGTATCTGTCTTGATGCAGTTCCATCCTTCGGCTCCAGCATTGTATTGAACAAGATATACCCAGCTTTTTGACTCTGGAATTGGCTGGTGCTTATGGCCATTCCACTCCGCGATTTCAAAAATCCCATCATCTTCATAAATTTGAAACAACCCCTTCAAAAGCTCCAGCTCATAATCAAAATTGTAAAATATAATGGCTCTGGGATGCTTCTCTACAATTTCCATCAAGGCGATCTGTCGTGACTCGTCCGTATTCACGATTTTCCGCCATACATAGCAAAGACCGGCGGCATTCGCAATCGGCTCATTCTTATACGGGTCCCATCGTGTTCGTCCAACATCTTTGTATCGCTCTATGCTGTATCGAACAAATATATCTTCGTGATGAGAAACCGTCTGACGCTTGAAATCCATATTCACCAAAATACAATTTCTGAGTCGAATCAATCTCCCAGTATTCAAATATCGGTCAATCTTTGGGTATTTACTGAATCGACTATAAACCACATGTTCTCGGATGAATTCTGTCCGGTTTTTGTAAAACCCATTTGCGATGAATACCGGAATATAATCCTGCCAGGTATCTCCCGGAGTTGCAGACAATAGAATCCACTGATTTGATTTGGTGATTTTCAAAAACGCCTTCACCCAAGCTCCGGAGCCTATCACTCTCTGCTCGTCAAATATAAAGAAAGCATCCTTTACATCCTCGTACTTCTTGATATTATTCCAGGAATCCACGACAATCTGATTTGAATATAGATTGACATCCTCGTGAACCGAAAGAAGGAAGGGCGAAAGATCACCCTCCCATTCCATCGTGTCCCGCTTTCTGGCTGTTGTGATGATGTATAAGTCCTTTGGGGGATCGTCCATCGCAACATAATCCTCAACCCCCATCAAGCAATCCGGATTTCCGCCATTCTGGAGATAGTAATAAGCTAATGCTGTTCTTGATTTTCCGCTTCCAACGCCGCCACACAGAATACAACCATTTCTCATTTTTTTTACTGCTGCTATTTGATAGTCATACAATTCAACGGCCATTCCGTTGCTCCTCAAGAACCGCTGTTATGCTGTTTTTCAGGTTCGCCATATCCGAATACATCTCGTTTTCATTCTTCGTGCAGTCATCTTCTATGGGAGCCATATTTAACAGACTATCCAGCTCTTTTTCTAATGCTTTCAATCGTTCATTCACGCTTATCCCTCCTCATAAACTTTCATATACTGTGAAATAATCTTCTCATAGTCCACACATCTGAAAAATATATAGGTGTAAACCAGTAATTCTTCAAATCATCAGCCATAGTCATTGGTTTGATCAAAGAATTTCCAACTTTAAAATACCCAGCAATTCCTAGAAGAGAAAGTTGAATATAGCACATCAAAGCTGGAACTTCTTCAATGTCTTGTCCGGAAACTAATAAATGGTTTTGATAATTATAATTTTCTTTTTCTAGTTGCTTTCGTGCTTCGTGAATAGCAGCAATCAAGTTGGCTCCCGCTCCGCAACATGGATCGTTGATGGTAATATAGCCATCTTTCCTTACTTTCTCAGTTACATCCGTAATGGTGATTTTTGCCATAAGCCGACACATGTCATAAGGAGTAAATATTTGTTTCAACTCATCGTAGCCAAGATTTAAGCTCATATACATCTTTCCTAAAAAATCCTGCTCCGGATTCATTTCTAAAGACATGACCAGATTTGCAAACAACTGTGGAAAAAGTTCCTGTTTTGACTTACTGTAATGGCGAATGATATCCAAGTATCGTTTCTCTCGCTCATCAAATTGAGATTTGTCCACAGAATTTGATATAGAACAAGCCGACATAACAATAAAGTCTTTCCAAATATCCCACGGTCTGTTTTTTTCTGAAACAAGTTGACGAAAGATGTTCATAAATTCTTTCTCATATCTGTCGGGTTTGAAAGTGGGAAGATTTTTCATTTTCGGCTTCGGTGATAAGCTTACTTGAGGTTCCTCTTTATGAACTACAAAGTCGTGCTTCTCTGATATTTTCTTTGGTTTTTCGACCTTGGAAATAGAAGCATTGATCTTCGGTTTCGCTGTGGTTCGCTTCTTTTTCCGATTCCAAAATGCCATAGCTTTTCTCCTTTCGCAAAATAAAGGGCTGTTTCCTCTAGCCTTAGGACATTTACCTTGCTGGCAATATCAGGCACCCTATTTGTCGCTTGTTAGTGGAATGGAACTTCTTCCGGGCCTTCTTCCTCCGCATACTTTTCAGCAAACTCATCCTCTTCGATGGTGACATACATCGTCTTCAGATAAGCCTTAATTCCGGTCTTACCATTCACTTCCCAAGAATACGGTCGAATCGTCAAATCAACATTCCGAATCTCCGCATAGTCCAAAGTGGAAATGGATTCATCATCCAACGGTGTTTTTGTCTTTCTGGTAATCATATACACCTTAGGCGGGATATTCTCGAAGCTGACTGCCACCTGAATATAATGTCTCGGCTCTTCATCCTCGTCTCTCGGAGCCAGCACTCTTACATTCCATCCATCATTGGAGAGTTTCTCCGCCTGTTCCGGATCTTCGATGATGACACAGAAGTTCCGGTTTCCAGCCCGATTGTATTTAGACTCTTCGCCTCGGAAGTTTCGAAAAATAATTCTTGCGTTTTCAATAATGATATTGGGTACATTTTTGTAAGCCATAATATACTTCTCCTCTTCTTTAATTAAATGGTATTTCCTCATCAGCGTCTTCTGGAATGTTCATAAAGTCCTCGAGTTTAGGTTTTGGAATATAAGGATCGTTGGATATGAACCATTCGAAGTCACCGTATTTGGATATGGTTTCCACTGCGTCGTCTACAAGCTTGTCATAATAGGAACGATCAATAGAATCCTCTTTGGAGAGTTCTTTAACCATTTCGGACTCCAACCACCGATAGCCCTTTGATCCGGTAGCTGCATAATATTTCCCATCTTTTTCCCGCATGAGCAAACCGCCGCCGGCTCCAGGCTTAATTGGACAGAACTGACCAACTCGTCCAATGAAAATATAATTGTGAGTCGCCTCATCTTTTTTACAAAGTTCGCTGTATCTTTCTCCTGCTTCTTCGTATGTATATCCATATTTAGCTGCAACATCTTCAAGAGATTTTCCTCCAGCCGGGCTATGCCAAGCCTTATCAATAGCACTTAATTCCCTTTCTTCCTCGGTTGTAAGCTGCGGAAGTTTCTCGTTCATGTCCAAATATAAAGCGCTGCTTACCGACTTGGTTTCACACATATCTTTAAAGACAATTTCTTCGCCACTGAAAAGTTTTTTGAAGACATAGGGAATCTGGAACTGAGTTCCTGTGGCTGTCCATTTTCCGTCTTTATACTTGGCAATATAGACGGCGTCATTCACCAGGCACATCCGGTCGTATGTAGCCTCGTGCTCAAAGGTATAACCATATCGCTTTCCGTAATCCATAACAAACTGGATAATCTCCGGCGTCGCATCGGGAATCTTGATAGAATCCGTCTTAATGTGAGCGACAGTAAAGCCCCGTTCCTGTACCTCATGCTTGAGGTTAATCATGAACAGAGCTCCTCGTTTGGCTACAATATTATCTTTGTTTCTCGGATCACGGAACGGATTCTCGAAGTTAGCAGAAGTCAGACCATATACCGAGTTGATTGCCGTCTTCAAAGCATTCGCTAAATCCTTTGCTGTCATCTCTCCGTCAATTACCTTCTGGATATATGGCGTCAACTTCCCATCCAGCATATGATTGATTTCGTCCCAAGCTTCGTGTTTGATGCTGACTCGTCCTTCCACAATGTCACGGAAGGCTCTCGTAAATTTCACGCCGAACAGAACCTCTGCGATTGCGCTGTGCGGATGCATAGAGGAAATATCCAGCAATGCCACATTTCCATACATACCAGGTTCTGCGTAAACATAGCCACCTTCTCCAACCTCTTCTCCCCGATATGTCGATTTTCCATTTTCATACTTATATCCAGGAAAATATGGAAGAAGGCTTCCTTCGTCACCATGCGTTTGTGCCATCATTTCGGGACACGCTTCGGCCAGGAAAGATTTGGTTTCTCCATCAAGATAGTGTACCGGCTCTGCGAGATTTCTGTAATTGAACTGATCCTGTGGTTTCCGCTCGTTTCCAAATATAATCTTCTGGGTAAGTGTATTGGTTGTATCGTTCACCGTCATACCAGCCAAATCCGCCAGAATCTGTCGTGCTGTCCAGTCAGCCTTCAGATAATGGAATGCCGCTTCGGTTGCGATTACATCGTTATCACAGTATTCAGCAACTTTGGTCCACAGTTCCTCCGGAACTGGTTGATCCCACGGAAGTCCCAACTCCTGATGGTGGATACCCATCTCGATTTCCAATTTCTTCAGGCTCTTTTTATTTCCAGCAGATGCAAAGTCATACACATCTGTATAAGAAACATTGTAGGCTTCTCCAAAGAAACAATTGGGGCTGCCGCTGATGATTTTTTGCGAGAGGTTATAAAGTTGCTCGTTTGTATAACCCATGAGTCTTGCATACAGAATATGATTATCATATCGCCGACAGTTAAACCCAACCAACCGGAATCGCATCAATTCCTCAATCTCCGTTGGAGTCGGGTTAATCATACGCACCACGGGCTTTCCTTCGCCCTCGATTTTCCAGTTTACAAGGAACATATTTGGAAATACCTCAATATCGTAAAATACCAACTTTGCTTCTTCGTTTCTCCCCGCTGTGGAAGGGTCTGCTGATTTAAACTGCATCTTATTAACCAGCTTGATACAGTATTCGGCCTGATGCGTACTATTCGCAGCAAATGCTAAAACCGCATTCCGCATGTCCGTCACGTCATAACTCAAATCGCTGGAATATGCGTCCTCCAGTATTTTGTAGATAAAGTCGATACTGGGCTTAGTACCCGGATGGATTTCTTTATTCAGATTTCTCTTGATTAGTGTTCTAAGCCCTTTCTCGCTTTTAATCGCTTCAAAATTTACCATTTTATCTTCTCCTTTCATCGGTAAACCAGAGCTAAACGTTGCGATGGGCAAATCATTACACTTTGTAAGTTTTCTTCGTAATGAGCTTTTACCCGTGAACACTTTCACTTCAATATGGTCGTCATAAATACGACTCAGTTTTTTCACATCTCCCGTATAAATATAATGAAGATGAACCCCCTTTCCGCTTTTACTTAGCTCTGCATAAGTCGCCGGCCACTTGCTTGCTTCTTCTACATTCCGTTCGAAGGATTTGTTCCCTTCCTTATCTGGAATATCAAAATCAATTACAATGTGGTTTTCCGGGACTTTAACATAGTGGATTTTAGAAGTATCCAAATCAGACAGCTTCGTTTTTACCTTGTCCCATTTCATAGAAGGTGTTTCTTTGTCCGTTGCATATTGTGCTGGACAATCGGAACACACTTTATCAAAAACGGACTTGACCGTATCAAATTGTAATGATGACGGTTTTTCCTCTTGCTTTTCCACAATCGTTTCCTCTTCGAATTTTTCAGTCCGGAATCCGATATAATAGCTTCTCACTCTTGAACCGTCTTCCATATTGAATCGCTCTTTGTAGTCATGGAAATAGTTCTTCAGTTCTTCTTTAAAAATTCTCTGAGAAAACGGATAGCCTACTTTTGCTTCATCACAATAGGTCTTATACATTTCCCAGGCAGCCTTTAAGGTTGTACCGTTTTCCCGTTTGAATACATGGTAGGAATCGATAATGAAATTATAGAAATCATTAGATGCCCCCAGCATTGCAATGGGGATATAGTCATCATATAGACCAGGATTATTTAGATAGATTTCCTGACAGTGATATGCAATCGCTCCCAGTTCGAATTCAATCTGTTTCATAATCGCTTTATATTCTCTCGGATTCAGTTTATTTCCCGAAGGAGATACGTCAATCAGCCGTCGAATCAAACCGGATTTTGCATCTGTAATCTTTACTGGTTTGTTGGTGCCCATGAACAAAAAGCATTTGAATCGGTTGGAGTAAGTCGATTTGAACTTCTCATTTACGGTCATCAGCTCATGGGACACCAAGCTGTTTAACCTGGTATTGTCCTCAATTCTTGACAAATCACCATCATGCTGGATCGCAACAAGCGGATTACTCTTGAATGCCTCCAACGCAAATGAATTGCTGGATGAGCCAAGAGCTTTTGCGTCAAAGACCGAATAATATCCTTCAAAGAGCTGCTGAATGATATTGAGAACTGTGGATTTACCTGTTCCGGCAGCTCCATACAGAACCATAAATTTTTGTAGTTTTTTCGATTCTCCACATACCACAGAACCAATAGCCCATTCAATTTTCCGTCGCTCAGTCTCAGAGTACAGAGTAGACATCAATTTGTCATAAGCAGACAAATCGCCAGCTTCAAGCGGATATTTCAGCTTTTTACTGGCGTAATCTTTTTTATCGGTCTTTGTATTGGAGAATATCAATTTGTCATCCAACATGTGGAAAGAATCCCGCATTTGTTTCTGACAATATTTATGCCAGGAGTCAATCATTCCAGATTCCGCATCCCACATATGAAGAACTTTAATTTCAGAGTCAAAGCGCTGGCGGCTTTCTTCTGCGTACCTATCCAGTTCACGGTCGATAAGTTGTAAAGCGTCCTGTTCATCTGTAGACCATAAACCTCGTTCCTCAATCCAGATAGCGTAGAAGTCACCACCTCGAATCATCAGATCGGAGCTTTTCTTAATAATGAACTTCGGATAGATTTCAATTACACCACGCTTTGTACTACGTGTGGAAATCATCAAAAAGTCGATCATCTCATTTTTTACTCTCCTTTATCGCGCTTCATTTCCTCTATTGTCGATTCCAGTTTCTCAATCCTCTTTTTCTGCTCCACACGATCCAGCTCCAGAAGAACCAGATTAACCGTTATGATAAGAGCAATCGTGCTTAATTTCCGGTTATAATGGGCCTGTTTATTCAGAGATTTCCGAATGGACCGGATTGCCGCCTCTGAATTGCTGAGACTTCCGAAAATATAATTCATAACCTCACACATCTTACTTTTTTCCTCCCTTCATTCCATTCAGAAAACTGGTAATCGTCTCAAATTTCCAATCTTTCTGATTATGATAAGTGAATATAAATTCCTGACCATTTTTCTGGCGGATACGGATGCTGTTTCTTCCATTTGGAAACCACATATCAATCCGATCTCCAGAATAATCGGGAAAATAACTTTCAAACCACTTCATTACTTCGCTGTGGCTCATGGTAATCTCTCCTTCTTCTAAGTATTTTCGTCCAAGTACCAGCACATCTGATACCAGATTTCAACGGATCTCAAATCGTATCGGCTGTGATTTACAGTAAACAGTCCTCCGTCGCCATTTCGGCTATACTTCCGATCCAGAAACCTCTGGACAATATCCTCAACATAATCCCTGTCGAACTTGGAATCGTTCATAGAACCCAATCCTAGATTGACAATCATATTCCAAAACCACTGTCCAGTTCGGTTTCCAATGTCTGGATCATCCATAATATGTTCTTCACACCGAATTGCTAGTGCAATCATCATTTCCAGCACGCTGCACATCCGATTGTCCAAATATACGGAAATCATAGAGCTGCTGTATCCGTTTTCATAACCAAACCGATACCTTAAATCCACTCCATCTTCCGCTCGATTTCCATCCATCGGAATACTGTAAGTAAATTCGATTCGATGCAGCTCTCTTAAAAGCTTTCGATACGATAATCTCTTTGAATATCTTCCATCAAATACAAGCTGATACATCCAGTTAAAATATGCATCATTAAGCTCGTTCTTTGTCATTGCTCCTCCATTCGATGTGGCATCGTTTTTACAACATCAGAATAGTTTCTCTGGTCAAGCAGGATTTCATAATCGCACTTTAACCGGTCATTTCGAACAAACACAGAGTCGTCCTCATATTCTCCGAAATGGTTCAGAGATTCCTTACCAACAATTTCATCCACATCGTCTACCTCTTCATCATTCTCATCAGCCAGAACTTCGTCTGCATAGTAAGTGAGGCTGATTTTTTCATACTCTTCAAATTCGCCAAATTCCTCTGGCGAGATGACATAAGGTTTTTCCACAAACGCCGCTCCTTTCTTTTCCTCAACCGTTTTGGAATAATCCGTATAGCCCTCCTTCTGAATGATAGATGTATACTTTTTAAAATCCATGTCATCTACATCCTTCGGAGTTCTATCTTCCGCTACTTTAAGGCCGTCTCGAAACCCCTTCACAAAACTCTTTCCCGCTTTCTCTACGCTTTCTCTTTCGGCATAAGCTGCTTTTACGGAGTCGATTTCTTCCTGAGCGATCAGCTCATATTTCCGTTTCAGAAGTTGCCATGTACATACAGAACCAATCCCCGCTCCAGCAATAAAAGCAAGGAAAGTCAATCCTTTACTGCTCATCCTCTTCCTCCTCGTTTTTAATTGTCATTACGGTTATTGCCAAACCGCCAAAAAGAAAGGAGACACTCAACAGAATGCCTCCCATAATATGTCTTTTTCTCTTAGTATCCAGAACATAGTCCAGTACCGATATCACATTCTCCAGACCGTCCATATCAATGCTCCCTTCCCGTTGATAGAATTGCAATTCCACCAACAAAGCAGATACCGGACATTGCCGCCAGTGTATAAGACACAAATGCTAAAAGATTACGCATGATGATTCTCCTTTCTTCACTCATACCTTGAAAAATAATGATTCTCAACTGGGAACATCGGAACGCCATACGCACTGTATTCTCCTGCCGTAAAGAATACAACATCGTAATTGCTCCTTGACTCCAGTTCCTCATAGACAAGGTCACAAATATCCGCTCGGACTTCGCACCTGTCCACTCGACCATTCCACATAGATGAAAATTGATTCGGTTGATAAACCACTTCATATACCGTATCGGGAAAATGTTCGGAATCTACCCGATTCAATATAGTATCGATAACAAGGCGTTTTCCTTCTTCACATTCACCTTCGGCTTCTGCCATAGTAACTAGGGCGATTAACTCTACATCTTCTCTCGACATTTTCGGTATAACTTCTTCTGATCCCTCCATTTCCTCAGTGGCAATTGGAATGGATTCCTCTTGCAAAACTGTAATAACCGGTTCTGTCTTTTCGACAACGCTGGCCCTAGGTATTGCTACAACGTCTTCCCCTTCTGAGTGAAATTCGGATACAAAGAACGAAGATGCTATCACGATACCACACAAGATCGGAACCGCTATTACTTTGATTAACTTGCGCATAAATTCCTCCCAAATAAAAACTATCCCCAAGAATCGTAATAACTCCTAGGGATAGTTATAAATTTATCTCTCACATCAAATCCCAGATGTTCCCATCCACATTAAAATCCAAAAGGATTGCCTGGTCGAATCCATTGACATAATCCGAATAACTCAGATTATCAGAATACAAGCCGAAATCAATGTAATTATCTCCTTTAGAATTTTCCGGATTATAAACCCAACCAACAATCTGTCCGGCTTTTGTTCTCGGAAGTCCGAGCATCTCATAGACTTCATTCAGAAATACGCGCTTCTTTGCTTTCAACAAGTCGTTTGCATAACGCTCTTGGGCTTTGATGAACATCAAATTATATTCATTGTTGCTTTCCCAATGAGGATTAAGAATGGAATTTCCATCCTCATCCTGCGTGTACTTTTCAAAGAATCTGGCATAACCGCTGATATCCGCCGGACTTACCACAAAACCATTCTTCTTAACTTTCTTCTCTTTTCCAGTCTCTTCGTCGATAACCGTTTCATCAAACTTTTTGGCTTTGAGATTATATTTCAGTTCACGGTCAACCTCTTCGCCAAATCGTTCGATCACACGGCTGCGATACTCTTTAAATCCTTTATCAATAGCTGCATAAGCCGCACTTAGAGCTACATTTCTCTTACGAAGAATGTTATTAGATGCCAAAATACTGGTGATTGACAATGCACCGAGTATGACGGAAGGCCCATACAGTTTGGCAAATTTCATACCGGTCTGAACATAAACAATCGCCAAATCTTTTTGGGCATCCTCGCTGGAATACCGCTCCTTCACGGATTCATCTGCTTCACATTTATGAATTGTTTCGACATCTTCTTTTGTCTTGTCCAGAATTTCACCCACTTTTGTCGTTGCTTTACAAGCCATTACCGCACTTGTAACCACGCCGATAACTCCAGCCACAACGAGAATCTCCGGACTATGCTTCTTTAACTGGAAACTGGTTTTACTAAGAAAACCATTCATGCTCTTTACAATCTCTGCTTTTTTCATGATTATTTATTCTCCTCTTCTACTTTTTCTGTTTTCTTTAAATGGTCGATCAGATGCTGCGTGTACCAAAGGATTTTCTCCAAATCCTGGACTCCGTTTTTCTTCTTCCAACGGCAAGCGTATTTGATGATGTTTGCGGTATCGGTAGCCTCAATCCCCTTTAAATCAAAAGTGAAGGCTTCAATCACATCAATAACTTCCATACTCGTTTCGGAAATATAATAATCCGGATGAGATACCATCCTGTCTTTTGACTCATACATCTTGAATCCCTCCTTTACAACGACATTGGTTTAGGCAATTTTAAAATATAACCATCCCTTACTCGAACCGCCCTGCATCCGGCAATATCAGTCCATCCGTATTTATTGGCAGCATAATTGTCATTGGACACGTTTGCCAAATCATAAAGATCTGCAACACTGACTACCTCATACTGTGCAATAATTTCGTTCATGGCGTCCAATACCGATTCCGCATCTCCACGAGTTTCGAATAAAAGCTCATCATATTCGTAGCTCGTCCGGCTCTTCGGTGCTGTATAATCTTTCTTTCCGCTGTCGTAATACTTCTGATAGGATACCTTGGACGCTGTAGAGTTCTTTTTTGACTTCCCAGTTTCTCCATAGAGGATCATATCAATACCATTGGTAACTATATCGGAAATTGCCTTTTTTATTGCCGGCACCAGAACATCCATCACAATATAAGATTTTACGTTATTGACATCTTCAGAAATGAATACATCTGCAAACTTCTGCATTTCTGATTTTTTCTTTGATTTTACCGTCCCGGAAATCACTTTCTCTACACGTTTTTCAGGAACAAGATTTTTCTGCTCCTCCTTTGATTTGTGGGAATTCGGCTTATATTCCTCCATTAAGTTGTCTCCTTTCCGCTCACCAAACTGATCTTTCCAGGCAATATAATCTTTGTACCCGGAAGTCGGTTGTTTTTCTTTTTAAACTGATAAGTAAGGTTTGACCTTGCTTTCTTTTCTGAAACTGCCCGTGTAGAAGCAATCCAGCGATTTGCAACACAATTGTCAAATTCCATAACTGGGCCATCATACGAATACATGTTCATAAATTTCACCTCCGGATAAAAGAAAAAAGGGAAAGCACCTTGTTACAGATACTCTCCCACGTGTTGAAACACATTTTTTCGTTTAGGCTTCTTCGGAATCCTCTTTTTCATTCTCAATGATTGGTTCTTCGGGTTCATCCCACTCAGCATCGATAATCTGCTGCTCCTTCTGAGCTTTGATTTTGGCAATCATCGGCTTACCCACATACCTGTAGATTACAACACCTGCAAGTACGGCTAAACCGATACCGGCCGCAACCTTAAACCCCTTACCAGAACTCGCTTTAACGATTTCCTCTGTGGCTGTCTCCATAACCTCTTCGTTGTTCATGATTTCATTGGTTTCCATGTTTATTCCCCTTTCAATTTTTGAAAATGTGTGGTTCTTCTTCCATTAAAGCCACTGTTTTTTTCGCGCGTCACATCAGCTCACTGAAATTGTATCTCGGAGCAATACTGTAATCAATCACCAGGCAGGGAGTTCCATCGCTGGCCAATTGAGAACTAAATGATAGATCAATATACCCATTATCAATATTCCATCCCAACTCATCGCCGATTTTGATATTATCCAGACCGACTTCGTAGTAGAAATCATTTAAGGATACATACATCTCATCGCGCATCTGACGATTTAATTCACATTCCGCTTTCTTAATTTTGTCGATATCGCCTTTAAAATATCTGCCAGAAATCGCGTCATAGCAGAGCGTATTTCCCTTTTCTGTAATGATTACCTCTCTTGTTACCACTGGATTTTTCTCGATTTTATCTTTTGCAACGGCATCTTTCACAATTTCGTGCTTCTTCTCTCCGAACATCTCAACGACTTTTCCCTGATAATCCTTGAGAGCGGATTCCGATAAGGTATATGCCGTTGCAAGTGCTGCATTCCGTTTAGCGTTTACTGAGCTGGCTCCAATTAAACATGCAATGGAGAGGGTTCCCGTAATCGCTGCCGGAATATAACAGAACCAAGTTGTTTTTACCACATCTGCGACTTCAAGCTCCTCGGCTCCAATTTTCTCTTTTCTTTCCTCAATGAGAATCAGTGCTTTCGGCGTTGCCCGGACCGCCATGACAGTCGTTGTGATCATACCGGCAATACCAATTCCTGTAAGAATTTCAGGGCTGTGCTTTGCCATGGATGTTCGAACTGACGACAAAACTTTTGATATGTTCGATTTCTTCATTATCTCATTCCTCCAAATATCTCACTGAATATCGTTTTAACCATGTCAAGAGCCTGATTCTCAGTAAAGCCGGCACGAACAAAGCTGTCCATAATTACTTTGGTTTCCGCTGTTGCTTTATCGTACTGCTTATATCTTTCTAACTTCTCAATTTCCTTTCTCAGAGTATCAATCTCATTTTCTTTATTCCAAATTTCCATCTTTAACGCTGCTTCTTTTGTAACCATTACATCATCATTCTGACAATAATGCAGAATGTCTTCTGAACCAGCATCAAAGCCCCAAGGATAACGGCCAGATCTACGGGGCACAGGGCCCCTGGATTCCTGCTTAACCAACCAGAATTCCGGACGAACCCCATAAGAGCCCGAAGCGCCGTTGCAGGCCGAAAAGCCATAGCGGTCCACACCAGCGAAAAGAGCCGAAGAAAACTCCTCTTTTGTAGCATTTCTCAGCCATCCCCACGTAAGCTGATCTTCCAAACAAGCAATTCGATTCTTGCACTCTTTCATCAAAGGCAGCTGTTCATCGATATCTGGTTCCAGATTCTTGTTATCCCATTCGTCTTCGTGACCAACAATCTGTCCAACGGTTGGAATAGTAAGTCCGTAAATCTTATCACGCAACTCTTCTGGAAACGCCATAAACAGAACTGTATCCATCCACTTCTTCAGATCGGACTTTTCAAACCCGCCTTTGTTTGTAGAGCAGTTATTCATCGGCCGGCGGGTAACATATTCGTCAAATATAAACATGACGCCCTCGTCCGTAACCTTGTGAGCGGTCGCGGTAAACTCTCCAAGCTCTGCCAGCGGAATGACCATCTGATCTCCTACCTGAATGTTTGCTGTTTCGATTTTCTGCTTTCTTAATGCCTTCATAATGTTTCTCCTTTCGAAAATAAAATTTGTGGTTATAAAATAAGACCGAGAAGTGTCTCGGCCGTATTTTCTGCAACTTGAAATATGTGGTTATTTGCTGGATTTTCCGACAGGTAAAGAAAAAGTTCCATTTTCAATATAAACCCTTCTATCACTAAATCGGCTTCTGTCATCGGATGATCCATAATGGCCAGTAGAATCTCGTCAACCGCCCACCGTTCATACGAACGTTCCATAATGGCTGATTTAGGCCAATTTTCTCCCGGTTCAAACAGATGCATATTCGTATAATTCATGATTTTTTGAATAGCCTCATCATTCATCAGCACTTGCTCCAAACTAAAAAGAAAGAGCCCTTGTTAGGACTCCTCTTCGTTTTCATCATCTTTTTTGGCAAGTGCCTCGTTTACCTTTTCTTCAATTTTCTCATCCATTTTCTTTTCGTTTACCCAATCGGTAAGAATACTTACTCCAAATCCGATCACCGTAACTGCAATCCCAATGGCTTTGATAAAATTTTTGTTTTTCATAAAGCATTAGCCTCCTTTTCATAATACGGTCTGTAATTTTTGCGAATTATTCAAATTTGTTGACCGCCATCGTGTCTATAATGATGCACTCCAAGCCATCTTCCAACGTTGATTTGTAATTATCAAAATCCAACCAATAGCAATCCATTTCTTCTACCATATAGCTGATATCCCATCCGAGTTCATCGCCTCCGTCTATGCCTTCGACACCTAAAAAGGACAAGTATTCATTTAATGAACAATCGCCTTTAATGGAAAGATTCCGATTTACATGATATTGGGCGTTTAACACCGCTGCCATTGTGGTTCTAAAATACTTCTTTGAGGCAAGATCATAGAAAAACAACCGTTCACTTTCAGAATCCATGTCCATGTTGTAAACCTGATAACCCCAGTCGTAGGAAGACACCATGGCATCTTTCGCCATTTCCGCATGGATTTTATCATCCGCATCCTCTCCGTAAACTGTCTTGGCTGACTTCCGATATTGCTTATAGGATTCATTGAACATAACGTATGCACTCATCAAAGAAGCCTGTTTCTTTTGATTTAATGCATTCGCTCCAAAGATACAAGCAATAGTTGAAACTCCCAGCAGTACAGAAGGAATATAAGTCGGCCCCGCTACTCGGACGATTTCTAATTTAGTTAGATTTTTGCCCTTCTCCAGCTCTGCCTCTTTCAACAATTTTATTGCTTTAGGGGTTGCCTGAACAGCCGTAATGGTTGTTGCAATGACTCCAATAGAAGCTACTACCGTTAAAATTGTCGGAGATGAGCGATATAATTGACACCCGACTCTTTTCAAGATTTTAACTTTTTGCATAATGTTCTCCTTTCGTTTTATCCTATTCCATGGCATATAACAGATCTTGAATATTTTCTCCAACCATCTTAGCGGTGGTAAATATAGAACTGTTCTGTTGATTCATAGAAGCAAAGTCATCCATTTTTTCTGTAAATGATTGAGCCATCGCTTCTAAATTTTTTATGGACGTTTGGGTCTGGGGAAAAATATGATCAGCTACATAATTTCGAAATTCCCCAATCGCCCACAATGTATTGCTCACCCTAGTGAACTCTTTCTTGTCGAATACCGGATTTGGTAACCATTCGTCCATTTCGTACATATCGCATAGAATCAACTCCAATTCGTCCAAACTCAAATTTCTGACCACCTCCTTAAAATCCCCCTTTCTTGATTGATAAAAAATAAAAGAGAACCAGTATCGGACTCGAACCGATTACCTCCACGGAAGTGTGACGCTCTACCAATGAGCTAACTGTTTCTCCATAATAGGAATTGTAAATTTTGCGAAGTAAAAAGAAAGAGCCATTGCTGGCTCAATCCTCTTAATTTAAACCGATTTTCTTCAGAATTTTCATGAGTTCTTCTTTACTCATATCTGCATCAATACTCACATGTACGTGCGCTTTCTCATCTGAAATCGAAGCATTCAACTCGTTTAACTGGATATCTACGTTATATCCAAGCTTTTTATGTAATACCCCTTTTGCTAATTTCGAAAGCAACATCCGTGTAAATTTTGAGCTGATTTTCATTTCGTCCATCACGTTAAACTCCTTTCGCTTTTAATCAGTTTTCCATAAAAGGAGCTGTGATTTTTGCGGACTAAATATTTCTCCTGTCAAATACAGTCTCCCATCGTTCCCGCTTAATCGGCTTCATTTTTAAGGCCCACATAATCTGGCGAAGTGTCACAGTGGAATAAAGCCCGTCCGTAGCCATTCCGGAATGTGTATCAAAGTATTCTTTAAAACGAGGATGCAAATATAAATCATCCGTAATCCATGGGTCCACGTCTCCCCACCAGGTACTCTTTGTTTTCTCGTCAAATCTCTGCTGAATAACTGCCAGTCCCTTTTCTCCGATTTGGAACAGCGTGCAGCAATGATAGACCGGATGGTCACAAAAATATACTTTTCCGTACATCGACAAATAGATGTTCGGTTTTTCATAATGGTATCGCATCATTTATTCTCCAAAAAGAAAAAGCCTATGCCGAAGCATAGACCTTCTCTCAATAATATTTTTAGTCATCAAATAGCTTACATGACGTTTTGCAATACGGGTATGGTCCTCCGCAGGCTCTGCATCCGGCTGGCGGAATATCTCCTTGTTCCATATCGAGCATTTCTTCTGTCCATTCTACTTCTTCATCAGACTCATACTCGTAATCCTCTTCGTCCACCTTTAATCCACACGATGGACAGATATAAACTCCGCATCCAGTCTTCGGATCTTCTGTTTGCCTCATGACGGCTCCACACCGATTACAAATCGCATATCCGTTATTCAGGTACTCAATTAATTCAATACCTTCGGGTTTGATAATTTTGTGGCTCATAAATATTATCTCCTTTCGTTTTTCGAAAGAACCGCTATTATTGTACGGTTTCTTCCGGTGTACGGTCAAGAGACAAAGAGCTCTTTGTAGCATCTCCTTTCCATAATAGCGTCTGTAAAAATCACGCAAAAACGAAGAGGACATGTATAAATCACGCCCTCCTCATTTCTGACCGGTTAATTACTTCTTTGTCGGTCTAAAACGATTGAACAATCCTCTGAATGTTGTTGAGGTATAGGTTCCCGTTTCTTCAAACTTAAATCCTTTCCGCATCCAGATGCCATAGAACATCAGTGGTATGAGAAGCTCTGCCGCTGCAATCCCCAGTTTGAAATATCGATCCTTCACTTGCTCGTCAAGCTGAGAACGCTTATACTGCTCATCCTGTACGTCAGCTTTGATCTGTTCGTCCAACTGTGATTTCTTAATCTCGTTCTCTCGGACATTCGCTTCACTTTCCAACGTACGCCGGCTTCGCTTATCCTCTGCGTCCAGCTCACTTTTAGTTTCCTCAATTCTCAAACGATACAGCTTTGCCAGATCCTCTATAGCCTTTGATTTCTCTTCGCTACCCGAATTCAGAGAAGATATCGCCTGAATCTCCGCTGCTATCTCCTCATTCAGCAATTCTTTGATGTTTTCACTCATTTTAGTTCTCCTTTCGTGAATTCATTAACTGTTCCATAAAAGGACTTGTTATTCGTGCGAAATATAATCTTTGATGTTGACTTTCAAGACTACATATCTTTTCTTATATATCGCATCCGCTCCCTTATGGGACAGCTCCAAAAACAAATAAGGTCCGCTGTCCGGATCAGATTGATCGATTCGCAGCGAACCAACGACATCCCTTCGGAATACCTGTCGTCCGAAAACAATTCCGATAATGATACCAACAATCATGCAAAGAATGAGCTCCATATTCCATCCCGCCTTTCAAAAAGATTTTTCTAAATTTCCCACCCGGGATTTTTTCAAATATCAACATAGCATGTCTTTCAGATACCTTGGTACTGTGTTTTAACCTAGGATAAAAAAAAGAGCCATTGCTGGCTCAATATCTTAAAATTTAGTAACTCCTTCCCGTTCAAATGTTTCTAAAACCTTCGCTGTTAAAGATTCATACTCATCTGGGTAAAACTTTGCTATTGATTTTTGGCATGCCGTGATACCTTTTTGGTAGCTATAACTCGCTAACAATCCAATACCGCAACACACACATATCCCAGCCGCAATCAGTCTACCAATTTGTTGTTTTCTAATTTTTGCGTTGATTTTCATAAGTTCTTCCATTATGTGTCACTCTCCTTTCACAATAGGAGATGTTATTTCTGCGTTCCTTCGCCCTCATACACAATCTTCTTACGAAGTTCAGACCATGTTATGTATCGTTCTTTTCTGCATACCGGACAATAGAACTTACACACCTTCCCGCCAATATCTTCCAGTTCTTTCGTATCCGCCTCCAACCGGCTCTGGCAGTTAGGGCAATTAAACCGATAGACTTTCTTGACTGCTATGTCTACAACCTTCATTTCAATCCCTCGCTTTATTCAGTAACCAGAAGAATCGTCTGTACAAGTTGTAATAAACATCCTTGCAGCATGGAATATTTAACCTAGCTTTCAATATATCGTAGGACCACCCTTCGGTTACGCCTTTTAAAATATAATTAGATAGTTCCGCATCTGTCGCAATCGCCGTTTGCTCGACCGTCTTCATACGCTCTAAATAGTGAGATCGAGCTTCTGCACATCGAGCAGTCGGATCGCCAACCCCCCTGTTCTTTGAAAATACTTCCATATCAGAAGGCCGCCGGCTAAGCCCATCCAGGGCAGCGTATGCTTTCTTCCATATCGGATACTGTAAACAGAAATGCTTCAGTTCATAGTAGCGATGACGTTCAATCCAATATGGATTTTTCTCAGATAATTCCGGGCGAATCGTTGTTCCCATATTAACGCTTCTCTCCTTTCCATAAATATCCGGTTTCTTCCCAGAGCCGCTTCGGAGAAATATAAAAGTTAATGCGTCCATACTTCGAATTCATCTCTTCAATGTTGGTAATCAACTTTCCGTTTCTAGTAGCCTTTCCAATAGGAAGCCATCCGGATATGATACCGGCTCGAACCCAGGAAGCATCTTTCCCATACACCCTGGCAACGACCGCTACCGGAACAGACCCCGGCGCAAATATAATTTCTTCCATTGGCTGTTACCTCCTTTCAACGGCTATTCTAGGATAAGAACCGCAATTTGTTAAAACAACCTCGGTGGCTATTTACATTGACTGAATGAAAAACCACAGTTAGAATGTAAAGTATCGAAAGGAGAACTATTTTTAAAGGGATGGAGAATGGTTAAAAATCAAAAGAAGTCGTTGGTGGCGGCTTCTCGTGATGAATTACTTTGCGTAGCATTGCCTGTAATTCATAGGCTTTTTGGTGTCTTTATTCTTCAGAAGGAAAACCAGGTACTCGGGTAAAAGTTGGATTCCTCTTTCGGCTTAAAGCACTTAGAATAAGAGACGTACTGCTTTTTGACCAATGACCATCGCCTCCATCCCTTTAAAAATAGTTCTCCAAACGATAAAAAAGAAAGAGCCCTTGTTAGGACTCCATTCTCTTGAAATACAATTTTTGTAGTTTTGCTCTCATTCTTGTCAATTCAATTTGAATCGCTTCTGCCTGACCAAAATTCTTACATCGTAAAAGCATATCCTCGAATATACGAATCTTAGTTTGTAAGTGTTTTTCCTCTTTTGACATCCTGAATCTCCTTTCGATTTTGTCTTTCACAAAAGGAGTTGTAATTCTTGCGAATTCTTCCATCGAGCCATCGTCATCTCGCATGGATAATCTTCATATCCATATGTCTCGCAGGTAATGAATCCCTCTAGTACGCCACGAATCACTTCGGCTTCGTACTGCTTATAACGGGAAATATAATCCGGCAATTCTCTGCGTATCTGTCCGCAGGAAGGACAACGAAACCGATTTACTTTTACCCATGAAGTTTTTCTTCCTTTAGTCCGAACAATTCTCAATACATTATCGTACCTCTTTAACCTTACTCCGCAATTCCGGCAGGTTAATTCCTCATTGCTAACCATATATCCATCCCTTTAAAAAGTTTAAGTGTAGGAGTTGACAATTCCTACACTATCATATATGATTACTAATGATAAATCAACCTTGCCGCACAAAAATCTCGATTTATAAAATATTTAAGGAGGTATTGAGAATGTTGATAAAATGCCCCGAGTGTGATCTACAGGTTAGCGATAAAGCTACTTTCTGCCCGCATTGTGGCTATCCGCTACAACCCGATATCAAACAACGAAAGCCTCGAAGCAAAAATAACAAGCGAAGGCGACTTCCTAACGGTTTCGGACAGATAAGCGAAATCAAAAATCGGAATCTCAGGAACCCCTTTCGAGCTATGGTCACAGTTGGAAAGACATCCACCGGACGTCCAATATGTAAACCATTAAAACCGGAGTCATATTTTCCAACGTACAATGATGCATATACGGCCCTGGTGGAATACAATAAAAACCCGTATGATCTGGAACCAGATATTACGATAAAGGAACTGTATGAAAAATGGCTCAGTGAATACTTAAAAGATGCATCTGATACTTATATACGTTCTGTAAATTCCGCATGGACATATTGTTCTTCCATATACGATATGCGCGCAAAAGATGTTAGGGCTCGACACATTAAAGGATGTATGGAAGAGGGATTTCGAATCGAAACGAGAGGAAAAAAGAAAGGAGAAAAAATCCATCCATCGCCAAGTACAAAATCCAGAATAAAATCTTTATTTAATACTATGTTTGACTACGCTCTTGAGTATGAAATCGTTCCTATGAATTATGCAAGAACATTTGAAATTTCTGGAGACATTATTGTTGAAATAGAGAAAAACAAGAAAAAACACTTTCCATTTACCGATGATGAAATGAAAGTTTTGTGGCAAAATGTTGATAATGTAAAATTTGCTGATTGGATTCTCATTCAATGTTATATGGGTTGGCGCCCGCAAGAACTCGCTACCTTACGGTTGGACGAGGTCAATTTAGAAAAAAGGTATATGCAAGCTGGAATGAAGACAGAAGCAGGGAAGCAACGGATAGTTCCTATTCATCCAAGAATCCTAAAATTCGTTGAACGTAATTATAAATTTGCAATTTCTATCAATAGTGAATATCTTTTTAATGATAAAGGACAGACACATTCCGGTTCCTGGTCTGTAACGTACGACAAATACGCTAATCGTTTTGAAAAAGTGATTAGTCAATTGAATCTAAACCCGAATCATAGACCTCATGATCCACGAACAACCTTTGTTACGATGGGAAAAAAATCCGGTATGGATGAGTATGCACTTAAAGAAATGGTTGGACATACCATACAAGACATAACAGAATCTACTTATACTGTCCGAGATTTGGAATGGCTGAGAGAAGATATAGAAAAAATAAAATAGCTTGTTTTTAGTGTAGGAATATGGGTGTAGAAGTAGTGTAGGGATAATGTATGAGTTACATACATTTCCCTACTTTTTTCTACTTTTAACAACATCTTAAATCCTTAATTTTACTGGATTTCCTAGAATTTCCCAGCCTTCGCCGCTTCCTCAATGGAAACAGGAAACCTTGATTTTTAGCCATTCTTTTATCAAAAGTATAGGAATATTCAAGAAGTAAACGACATTTCTACACCTTTTTATACACCGTTTCACCCTGTAGTACATTATTCGAATTATCAAGGATCTTTTCTCCATTTGAATCCTGAAGAGGGTCAAGAAACGAATATCGCTCCGGATAATCGGCAAATGCTGTTCCCACAATCTGCGTCCCGTCTGCTCTGTGAGCCGTATAACCTCTTAGCAGAGTTTCTTCTGTCACAGTATCCCCAGTCAAATCTATGAGGGTTCTGCCGCTGTAAACGACTTTATTTGTAGCCATTTAAGCCTCCCTCCTACCCGATAGTTACCGTAGTACCTCCAGCGGGATTCTCGCTTTCGTTATATGGGATTGCTTTGACTGTAACCTGCGATAAGTAGTTATATCCTTCCTCAGAATTCGGAAGCACTGTCTGCTCCTTTGTAGAAGGTGTAACTGTCTTTGCCTGTGGTTTGGCATCTTCCGTACCTGACATAGAACCTTCTACACCAAGCAGAGTAATACCCTCTCGAATATTATCCGGAATGATTTTCTCTTTTTCTGCTGCCGAAATCCCAACTTTACCAGAACCATCGTGATGTCCCTGCGGAATGGTGTACTCTTCATCCTTTGAAGAAATTGTACCTGTCACAGCTCCGTTATTCTTCATGGTTCCCGTCAGTTTCTGACCTCGTACATACGCGGTCTTTCCCTGAAGAATTTCAGCAACAGCGGCTGTTGCATCAGAAGAATCTACGTCATATTCACAAGTACCTGTGATCGGCTCCCCTCCTTTGTCATGGGCGGTAAAGCCGGAAAGAATCTTATCAGCGGTTACGGTATCGCCGGTCAGGTCGATCAGTGTCTCTCCACCATAGATTACTTTGTTAATAGCCATATTCTCTCATCCTCTCTTTTGGAAATAAAAAAAAAGAACGGTTTCACGCTCTGTCCGCTTGCTACTCATCTTTATTTGCCTGCTTAATGATCTGATTTACATAGGTACTGAGACCGGCCATTAAAATTCCCTGAACAATTGCGATAAATATAGCCATTGCAATCTCCTGACCACTCCCTAATGGAGAAGTGGCCAAAACCCAGATTCCGCAAAGGACGATGCCGCCGACACCGAGGATCAACGGAATATACTTGTCCTTGATTGCCTGAGTCTGCTTCAGCCCCATACCGCAGAAGTAAAGGACAATCGCCACAACGATTAACTCAGGCTGCACATAGTTCATAATCTGTTCCATCATTTTAATTCCTCCTACTGATTTTCTTGAATATAGGTTGATTTGTGAATGGGCAACTTATTGATCTCCTGCATGACTTTTTTAGCTGAGCCATTTCCGCCCATCTCTTCATAGGGCTTGTAGAGATAATCGTGCAGATTTTCATATTCGTCCTGCGTGATCCATCCCCGCTCGATGTAGGACATTCCCAGATAGATAATTCTATCGTGAGCAAGACCAATCAGCATCTGCGTCCTCACATCTTTTTTCTCACTTTTCTTCTGGATATACGCCCAAAAACCAGAAGAGGCGACGACTGCACACATAATCGTCACCACCATTTGAAACCATGGTTCCATTTTAGTATCCTCCATAACTATTTGATTTTATCGGTTATGATCATCCTTTTGCTGATGATTGTAATCGACTTTTCAAATAAATCTTCATAGAGACCTATCAAATTTTTTCTTTGTTCCTTCGACAAAAGTTTGTAAAAGCTTCCCATCCAGCCCCGAAACATATTCTCTACATTTTCATACGTTATCTCCTCGTTTTTCACTTTGACGGCGAGTTTCTTGAGCTTTCTGCGCATCGTAGTAACCCGCTTCGGATTGATTCGCTTAATTACCTTTCCGGAATCTGTTAAACTGTATTTTATTTGCAGAAATTTGTACGTGCTGGAAATCTTCACAATTCGAGTTTTCTTCTTATTGATATGGATTCCATATTCTTCTGCAATTTGATGAATATGATCTAGCAGATCAAAGAGTTCTTCTTTACTCGGATTCATGATATACCAGTCATCCATGTATCTTCCATAAAACTTCTGGCTTCTTACATATTTGACGTAATTATCAATCCGATACGGATAATAAATCCCGATGACTTGTGATAGCTGGTCTCCAATATTAACCGACTTCTCCATCCACTTTTCGCCTGTCAGCTTTGACTCTGGAATGTTCCTATAATCTAACTTGTTGAAAGTGTCAGACATACATGTGGCATATTCCTCGTCCGTCATGTAAGAAACATCGATTTTAAATCCGTCAAAAATCTGGGTTAGCAACCAGTCAATGAATTCGTCATCATCGAACAGCTTTAACAATTCCCGTTTGGCAATTTCATGAATGATATTATCGTAAAACTTGGAAAAGTCTCCGAACAATATCCATCCTTCATTTCCATACAACCGATAGTATTTACGGAGATGAACTTCGAACCTGTCCCGCTGATGAGAGATACCTCTTCCTTTAATCGAAGCACAATTGTCATAGATAATATGCTTCTTCACTTCGGGAAGCAAGACTTCATCGCACAAAACATGCCGAATAATGCGATCCCGAATTTGAATACTTGTAATAGGTCTTACTCGGCCTCTCTCAAACAGCGTGAATTCCTGTGTCGGTCCATTTTGAAGAGTCCGATTCATCAGGTCGTCTTGAATGGAAAAGATATACCGAAGAAAATTCATCATGAATTTCTGCGTTGTTTCCTTCCACTTGCTGGTTTTGACAGAAACCTTGTAAGCTCTATACAAATTGTTGGCGTCACAGATAATCTCCTCATAGTTCATAAATCATTCACCGTGATAGCAATACTTACCGTAGTAAATTGCGTCCGGCTTTGCTATTTATCCATTCGGAAAGGACAATGTCTCCTTCTCTGTTGGTTAAGCAGAGAATCCGGACGAACTCCATTAGAGTTCGAAGCGTTGTTGTAGTTCGTATTGCCATTGTTGTTCACATTAGCGAAATTAGCCGAAGAAACGACGCATAATTAGACATTACCCTTTTAACTGTGACTTGATTCGGTTATCTCGTTGACGCCACTTCTTTATCAATCCGATTTCTCGGTCGATAGCTTTAACATAGCGACTGTAGAGATTAACGTCCACTTCGAATATCTCAACGATTCGTTGCAACTCTTTCAAAAGCTGCTCGCAGTTTACTATGGCTGTATTCTGATAATCTCTTCTTTGCTCATATTCGTGCAGCGTAGTCGGATAGATAGAATTAGCCGCTCGGACATTGCTAGTCAGCATAGAAGCCAACTGGTCAATTCGATTTTTATAATTCAGCATTAAATATCTATACCTTGAAAAATCTTCTGTTGCATCCTTTCCGTGAGCATATCTTACCCGAACAAGCTGATCCAAATCTTTCACTCCGAAACTACGCTGCATAAGGTCAATCAACATATCATGCAATTCAATGGAATATGTAATCGCTTCAAATTTGGATTCAGTCCGGTCACTCACAAGGACACTCATGCATAATCCTTGTCTGTGATCTCTTTGAATTCTTCTTCCGTAATCCAGTTCTTTTTCACTGCATTCCGAACCCGTACTTCATTCCACATACCCAAATTGTAGTAGCGTTTTACCTTGTCGTAATTCTTGCTATGTTCCATAACTGTTTCCTCCTTTTATAGTTCGATTTCAGACATCATGGCAACATATTCGATATCTGACTGCATTTTAACAAAGGCCAACTCTGTTTCTGGAACCTCCCGCAAGACAAACCAATACTTGTCATCGACCTTGGTAATCTGGACAAGTTCCATGTTCATGTGAACTTCATCCTTTTCTCCATCGTTGATTGTTACGATCGAACAATTTCCGTCAAAAACGGACTCATTGATTTCCGATGAAGATATAAAGTTATTACCGTTCAACCTCAAATTATCAAGAACAGTTTCATCGGACAGAGTAATCTTATAAATCTTATCCTCCATTTTGATTCACACCTTTCATTTAGATTTTTCTTTTTTATAGCACAGATTGTTGTCACCTGCGTACGGTTTTCGTGGGGGCACAGGGCCCCCGGATTCAGACTAACCAATAGCGAAGACCGGACGAACCCCAAAAGAGTCCGAAGCGGAGCCGGAGGACGTAAAGCCACCGGAGTTCACACCAGCGAAACAAGCCGAAGAAACGACGTCTCTGAGCCAGAACGTTGCGCGATTGGAAATCAGCTTCGGAACGACTGAAAACAGAGCAAGCTGGGTTTTACTAATGGTGTATCTATTCGGAATAATTGTTCCATTTCCAGACGGAGCAAAAACATGTGAACCGTACATCATAATCTCATTAGGAAGTTCCAAGGTCGAATCATACCACGAGCCGCCAGACGGATATCCATTCGTTACAGCATTTGTCAAATGTTCACGATGCGTAAGAATCAGATTGCCGAAGGCACTCGCTGCCAGAGTTTTCGCCTGACTCAGATTCTCCTTATACATTTTAGAACCAACATAGCCACCAGTTGTAATGTTGGTCTCGTTCATCTGTGCGTTGTAAAGAGGTTTATCCGGCATGATAACCAGATGGGGCTTGGTGAAAGCCGTATCGCCGCAATTATACCAGTAATCGAAATCCACGATTCTCCATGTATAGCTGCCGATAGACCAGTAATCTCCAAGGAAAAATCCTTTGAAGGTTCCGTTCTTGATATTTGCCTTCTGGTCTTCTGTAATAACGCTCCCCAGATTTTTTCCTCTGTAAATCATGCGGCGCTGCTCCTTCGGAACAAAAGCGTCCAGAATTGCAAAGAGTGCATCGTCCGCACCAATCGCTTTGTTCCCTGCTGCGGTGCCAATCAATAACTTATCATCCGCAGACAACGTATTGATTTGCGTAAGTTCCGACAGATTGACACCGGAAATGAAATCCTGAGAACTGGTAAGCCCAATCAAGGATTTAATAAAATCAGTCACCATAATTGTTTTGGTTCCATTGTTACCATCAATCAAGACGATGTTGCTTTCATCTAGTGTCTGGACCTTCTGATAATCCGTAATTTTCATCTCGATATGTCCTCCTTTTACCTAATACAAAAAATAACGCGGCCATCAATTGGCTGTCCGTTGCTATCCAGAATTAAGGAGCTGGAATATGCACGCGCCACAATCGGGTCCACGTTACTGTCAATGATAGTTCCTTCTGATGAATCGAGAAGATTATCGTAGTTCTCGTATCCATTGTCATAAAGATTGTTGTATACGGTGAATTCCGTCCGAATCCCCTCTACAATTTCTTCAAGAATTGATGTCCTTTTTTGTAACTCTAATATCTGGTTTGCCAGATTTGCTTCTACATCCTCCGAAAGAGTATCCTTCAACTGCTGGAACCACTCATCAAACAATGCCTGAGCATTTTCTCTCCATGCAGCCATTTCAGATGTATTATTGTTTGTGTACTCGTTAAACCAGGTCGCCCATAACTGTTTCCAGTAAGCACTTGTTTCCTGCATATCTGCCGTTTGAGCAGCATACCAATCGTTCCATTGTTTTTCCCATGCCAGATAAGATTTCTGGATTTCTTCCGTCTGGGTACTGAACCATTTTGACCACTGGTCTTTCCAGAAAGCATTTGTCGCTTCCATATCAGATGTCTCTTTTTCATAAAATGCATCCCACTGGTCTTTCCACTGAGCAACCAAGGCGTCAATGGACATTTTCTCCAGTGGAGCTGTTACGAACGGACACTCCGATGTGCCAACAGCATTGTTGATATTTGCCTGACGGATGGATGTAACTCCAGAATTTACCCGAATATAGGCTAATGGATACTGCCAACGGTCGGTCGTGCTAATCATTGTTGGTTTCGCTGGATTAGTAGCTGGCGTACCTTTGATGATTTTAATCGCATTTGCACGAACGGATTCACGAGCATCTACTTCCAAAACAACCGCATCAATCCGATTTAGAATAACTTCCGACTGTGGTACAGTCAAAGGAAGCAAGGCGTCATTCAACGTCCATGTATGATTAAACCAAGCTCGGCCAATTCCGACATTCACCATCATGCCAGTAGACTCTTTCACCATCATAGCAGTCCCAACATGCTGCAAAATGCCGTCACGTATGATCCCGTCAAAAATGCTTGACATTTGAATGGCATCGTATCTCCGATCTTTATTCTTTGAGTTATAGAACCCATAAGTGACACTCATTTTTCTTCACCCCTTTCCTGCTATTCTACGGTAACGAATGTCGGATACGAGTCGAGTCCTTCTTTGCTCTGAGAGCGAATGAATTCCGTTACCCGAGCTTTCCCCTCAATTCCGTATTCATTCACAATCTGTACCATATCGCCTAAGAAGAAATCCTCTCCATATCGGTACATCCTCGTTGATTCAACCTTTCCCTCAAAGGATTTGGTTGCGATGTTCTCAGCCAGATTCTCTAAACCTCTTTGAGAAAGCTGTGCATTATACTCAGTGTCCGTCAAGGTTTCATTATCCACGGTCGAAGAAACATCCCTAGCATCCGTATAAAGCTCCCTTCGATTCAAACCTGTTCCGGCACCAGATGCACAAGCCACGGTTGTAGTCCTCCGATCAGCTCCTTCCCCCTCTCCGGCAACCAAAGTAACTGTTTTTAAAGTCTTCTTTGATTCCAGATAATTGGTATTGATTACATTCTCAAATTTTGGAGAAAAGATGACATATGGATTCGTAAACTGGTCGTAAGAACGATCTGCGCCTGCATAGAGCTTAAAGACGAACTTGTTATCATCGGACAGCTTGATTCGGAAACCGACATTCTTGGAATCGCACAGCTTTTTAATGGCATCATACAGATTGTCTCCGGTAAACTGTGCATCTACCGTCAGTCCGGTAATCGCCGGGTCCGTGGATGCCTCGAATATCAGTCCTTCTACCTTTCGGGAAGCATCGGAAGGATTGATGATATTCTCATCCAGCAGCTTTTTGATTCCATTTTGAAAGTTTCCGCTCAGAATCGTTTGCTTCCAAATAATGCGGCGCTCCAGAATGGATTCCAATGACCTTCCAGTGACCGTAAAGTGGTTTCCGTTTTCGGCATCAGACTCAATCTTTCTGTCCTCGACAATCATGGTCTGGTCGGATTCTTTCAGCCAGAGATAGTAGTCGTCTTTCAGGATTTCAAGAACAGAATCGTTAATGCTTGTATATACCTCGAAATCTCCATAGGCAGAATACCGCTCCGTCCATATCAGAGACTCAAAGGTATCAAGCACAGA